TTATTTGAATTCTTTGAGAGCCTGGATGATGGCTTCCATAAGGAAACGCCGCGGCTTCAGCTCTCTCTTTTTCATCGATACAGCGATCCTCCAAGCCGCCTGATGTGCCTTGTCGGCCATCTTCTGCTGTGCCGAGCTGATCCTGGACGTCAATCTCACCGGCAACTTCACCTCGCTCCGGATCACATTCTTTTTCCGCACCCATTCTTCTATCGGGCCTACCGGTGGCATCTTGCCCGCTTTCCTGCCTTCGTGGACGTATTGAGCATAAGGTGCGAGGTCTTCTTCCACATAGGCATCTATCGCCATCCGATCGGGGTGATACTTCGCACGAATTCCTCTGCGGAGCTTTCCCCAAGCTCTGATATTGTCGCGATCCACGATCGCCACCGCATAGTTTTCGATCTTGTCTGCCAGTTTTTTGAGTTTTCGGTCTATGGGGTCTTTGACCGCGTTATTCATGTTTGCTTTCCTCTCTTTTCACCCTGGCGCGGATGCAGGCGATATACTTGTTAAAGGTGGGGTAATCGAGTATGCTGTGGAAGCGCTCCAGCACTATCTTATCCACTGCCAGGATGCGTTTTTTCAAGTGTTCAGGGATACCCTCCCACTCTTCGTCAAAGCGCAGCCTGCTAAACATTTCCAGTTCATCACAGCTATCATCGTTCTTAAAGTAGTCGATGATGTATTCGTAGTGTTTTACGTCCAATTCGTCCACCATTTTAGCTCCTTTTTTGACATGTTTGCCGGTGAGTATGCTCGCCTTTATGTTCGCCTCTGAGAAGTTTTTTTCAATATCGGCTTCTGTTTTCATATAATAAGTTTTAACGCACCTTGTGTCAAGGGCAAAGACGATAAATTCGTGTTTTCCATCCACTTCTTTAGGGTCCCAGACATAGAGATTGAGTTTATTGTCCCGTGCTGACACAGCCAGCCCCATCTTTTTTAGAGGGTTTTCCAGCAACTGCATCAGCTTCAGCATCATTTCCTCTTCTGAGCGCACTTTCAGTTCATCTCTGTGTTTGCTGAAATGCTCTGTTTTTTTTGCGGCATCAGCGAAATCCAAAGTTCCGGCATAATCCACAATTGCCTGGATGTCTTTCTCTTTTAGCGGCACCAGGTTTTCATGTTTCAAGATCGCCGCTTCCGCATCGGTTCTGGGCTGTATAAAGGGGACCACTCTGGAGCGGCAATTATAATGATATGGCGGCATCCAGGCCCTGTCTATCTCCGGTGTGGGAGTTTGGGCGAAGTATTGGTTGCCTTCCCAGAAGGAGTTCGGTTGCGCCAGCAGTTCCTGTTTTTCGTTCATTTCCAGCGCATCCTGCAGGGCAAAAACGCGGTTGTGCATCGATCTGCATATCGTCGTCGTCCTGCCGTCCATAATTGCTTTCACCTGGACGTATTGAGTGCCCCTTTTCCGGTATTCATCCAGGTTTTCCATCGCGCTTGCCCTCGCCGCGACCGTATCCGCATAGGCTTCCAACTGGTCCGGGCGCAGATCGGCGGGGGATCGCAGCGGGTAGCGCTGGGTGATCAGCTTTTTGACCTTCTGGAAGGTTTCGCTGCGGTGGGTCACCCTGCCGTCCATGCTCGCATTACTTGCTGGATTCCGGGTCGAGCCCGGAATGACGTTGAGGTTGGTGGGTTGGTGGGGGTTCCTGCCGTCCATGCTCGCATTGCTTGCGGGGTTCCGGGTCGAGCCCGGAATGACGTTGAGGTTGGTGGGTTGGTGGGGGTTCCTGCCGTCCATGCTCGCATTGCTTGCGGGGTTCCTGCCGTCCATGCTCACTGCGTTCGCTGGACGCCAGGGAGGGGCTGACGTTCTCGCTTCGCCCTGGCGGTCATAGAGTCTGATGAGTTCGTTTTCCAGGCCCCTGGCATCGAGTCTGCCATCCAAAAAGCGGAGGATAATCGCCGCCAGTCTTTTTATACGAGACGATTTGATCAGCTTACTTTTGATGAGGATGTTCATTTATGGCCTCTTTTGGGTCTTGCGTCTTATTATCCAGCGTCTCAGTGGTGAGGAATCTCATTCCACAGTATTCACAGATCCGCCGTCTGATCACTATATGGAGAGAATCTGACTTGATGGTTCTGACCACTTTGGACAGGTGGCGGCATTTAGGGCAGTACATCCAGTCACTCCATAGACAGGAAGGGCAGGTAGAGCCTGCCCTTCCCGTTCCTGGTTGCCACGGTGAGTTCACCGAGGCGCTTGAGCATTTCGTCAGGCCGCATCATCGGGTTGTCTAATCCTTTTTCGCAGCTCCAGTTCCCTCTCTGCGCTCGCATACATCTCGCTGGGGATTCTGCCTTTGAAGTGCACATCCAGGCGTTTAGTCATCATCTTGGTGGGGAGGCGCTGTTGCTCCATGAAACTCCTTATTTCTTTGATTTCCTCCCGCAGCAGAGCAGCCAAATTCGCGGCGTTTTCACGGGACGTTCTCGCTATCTCCAAGCTATGGTTTGTCTTGTCCAGCATATTCTTATAGTCCGCAATCCGCTTTCTTAGGGTGCGGTTTGCCTCGCCTTTTTTGGCCAGGTTGGCTATCTCCGCCTGGACGAGTTTTTCCAGCCTGTCATTGATGTTATCCAGGTACTGACGCTGCACGATGCAGCTATCGAGGCCAGTTCGCAGTTCTTTACAGGTCTTGAGGCACGCGCTAAGGGCTTCATTCTGCGTTAGAAGCCCCTTCTTGAGGGTCTCCATTTGCGCATTCAAGGAGGTTATTGAGCTTTCCAGGGTCGCTCCCACACGCCAGACACGCCTGACAATGGTATTCTGAGACTTCGCCGAGATGATGATATTTAGCAGCAGGGCGATCAAGATCAGGGGGAGTAAGATCATCCAGGTCATTTTATGCCTCCTCGTCGCCCTGGCGAGTGGCCGCAGTATCCAAGATCTCCTCGATCTTCGGCGCGATGGTGATGTTGTCAGTCACCTTCTTCTCGCATGACACCCTGGCCAATTCCACGTCGCTGAGCACGCTGAGCATTTCCTTGTTCGGGTTTTTCGTCACCTTGATGTATTCGTGCATGTTCAGACTTTCCAAGGCGCGGATGCAGGCCGCCCTGGAAAGGACCCTGACCGATGTGCTGATCCTCATGGAAATGGTTCCGTGGCTGAGCTCCTTCGTCCTGTTTTTTGCAAATTCATCTTTGTGATCGGTCACGTATTCGAGGACGGCGTCTTCGATACGTTTCATCTCATCCAGGACCGGAGCTGCATCGCTATCGAAGCTGGCGGTTATCTCGCTGATCAGCTCGGTCTTTTTGTTTTCCAGCTCGCGTTTGCGGACGGTGAGTTCAGCGAGGCGCTTGAGCAGTTCGTTGATATGTTGCCAGGACTGGGGTGGTTTGGATTCCGGGTCGAGCCCGGAATGACGTGGAGGGGTGGAGGGTACTGGGATGGGTTCCTGCCGTCCATGCTCGCTGCGCTCGCTGGACGCCAGGGAGGCGCTGGATTCCGGATCGGGCCCGGAATGACGTGGTGAGGTGGAGGAGTGGTGGGGTGGTTTGGATTCCGGATCGAGTCCGGAATGACGTTGAGGGGTGGTGGGTACTGGGATGGGTATTTGTTTTTTTGCCATTTTTATACCTCCATGGCTTTATGGTAATGCTTTTTTCACGAGGGTAAAAATCTGCGACACTTCCTGATACGAGCATGCCCTGAGGCTATCTCCGTATCCCCACTGGATCATGTTCTGATGCAGCCAATCGACGTCCTTTCCTTTCCTGGCCACATGGCTCATAACGGCCGCATGCAGTTTTTTCTTTTGGAGATGCGCCGCCTTCGCCGCGTAGGGCCTCAATGTCGCTATCGCCTGTCGCATCTGCTTTTCATCGAGCACATTCATGTGTGTCACCTGGAAGTTTTTGAGCAGATATGCCGCAAAGCGTGAGTAATTCTGTCCGGGGACAGCTTTGTCCCAGCCGGCTTTCCTCACCAGCGACCACAGATACTTTTGCTGCTCTTTAAATTCAGCTTTTGGCATGGCTTTGCCCCTCCTTCTCTTTTTTTTTCTTTTTCATAGCCTGTTTATATGATGGCAGCGGGTTGAAGCTCTTTGCCCGATACTGCAGCAGCAGCCCGTTCCGCCTTTTTTCCAGGTTCCCAGTCAGGCACATCGCTCTCAGGTATCTACTTAACGCGGTGTCACCCAGGCTCACCCCGATGTCTTTCTTATAGGTCCAGATCCGGCACTGTTCCAGTATCGCCCGCTGCTTTTGCTCGTCGAAGTTCCAGTCATACCATCCTTTACGCGCGGGCGCGGGGCGTAGGGGTTTCAGCAGATAGTGTCCCGCCTCCAGCTTCACGATCAGCTCACTGCGTGCCAACATCCGCCTGGCATTCCTGGCCTCCACGCCCGTGAGCATGCAAAACTCGTCCAGTGAGAAAATCCCGCTACCTTTCACCGCAGCAAACTTCTTCACCGTGTTCATTTCTTTCCCGTCGCCTTTAGAAAGGACTTCAAATCCAATTCCTTCACGTCCAGGATTTTAGCGATGTCTTCGTAGAGCCGTATCGCCTTTACGATCTTGCGGGCATCACCTCTCGCCTGATCCTTCGCGTTGGTGTAGTTCGCCAGATCAGAGGCAATGCTGATATCCGCCAGCCCTGCGCACATGCTGCGGCAATCTTCATTTGTGAGCGGCTTAAACTCGCAGAAGTAGATAAAACGGTTGTAGTAGTGGGTGTTCAGGCGCATCACTTTTTCTCGCAAGTCCTGCATGCCCACCAGCACCACCGAGGCGATGGTGTTATCGGCAATATCCCTCAGCATTCCGATGATCTCTTCGTGCCGATAGTGGATGATATTATCCGTCTCATCGATGATGATCACCGGCATATGGTCTTTTGTTGTGCAGGTGTTCAGCAGATCGACAGTCTCGCGGAAGAGCCTGGCTCGGGAGCCCACGACGCGGGAGTCATCTTCCTCGTATCGCCAACGCAGCCTGCCCAGGAGATCGGCGATAAAGCTCTTTGGGGTGCTTGCCTTGAGGGCGCTCAGATAGACATAGCCGTTCTGGATGGCCTGCCGCTGCGAAAACTGCGTTTTACCGAGCCCCGGGCGACCGTAGATCATGGCCATTCCCACCTGATGCGCCGCCGGCCGCTTCAGCAGGTAGCTGAGGCAGTCATTACCTGCTTTCACGTTTGCGGTTTCAACCAAGATGTGACTTTTCATTGTTTTCTCATCCTTTTTTTTATCCTAACCCGATGGCATCCATGAATTCCTTGGGGATGATCACATCGGAGTTCGTTTCTTCTTCTGGTTCGGGAGTTTGCGGCTGTTCGGGGGTGGAAGCAGGCAGTTCAGGAAGTTCGTAGGACATATCCGTAAGTTGCGGCAGCTCTTCCTGCTTCTGGACCTGCACCTTTTGCCAGGCTTCCTGGAGGAAATCACCGCCCACCTGCATCTGCTCCACCAATTGATTCGCAGCCGTCCTGTATTTTTTTTCGATCTGCCGGTTTCGTCTCAGCTCATGCCTCAGAGCCAGTTTATCCTCTTCGGAGCCTGCCACCGTTGCAACAGGGCTGTGCTCCCGCCTTGCTTCCGCCCTGCAGATGGGCTGGCGGTATTGATCGAACACCATCACCCAGCGGTCGTCCATCTGGTCGTAGCGCACGATGACTTTCTGGCCGACGTAGTCGACCAGGTCTTCGTGGTAATACCAGATACCGGCTATTTTCACGCCATTGCGGTCCAACTTCTTCACTTCCTGGGCAAGCATCAGATCCCAAAGCTCACGCGGGTCCCGCCTGCGCTGCGGATCGATGTTTTGGATGCCTTCCTGCCATACTTCGCCGGGCGTTCTGCCATTGATACCGGAATGGGGCTTTTTGGCATAGACATCCAGTATCCACCAGTTGATCAGCGATTTAGCCTCCATCATGGTGAGGGTTTGATTGCCTTTTAGCTTTTCGCTGATCTGCCGGAGGTGCTTTTCATTGCGCTGCAGGCTGGCTGGTTTGTCGTTGACGCCTGCTCCGCGGTAGCCCGGGAGCCAACGCTCCAGGCCGTTATCGAAGGTGCCAAAGAAGCGTTCCAGATTTGCCTTTCCGGTGGGGTTATACGGCAGTGAGTTTATGACTTCCTCGACTCCCGTGGCGTAGATGGAGCCCAGGATGTCGGCAATTTCATCCGCTTCCAACTGCTTGATTGCTTCCCGCTCTGCCCTGGTCAGCTTCTTTCCGCTCAAGCTGCGATAGGCGCGGCCATTATCCCACTTTATCCAGCGGGGGACGAAGCCCCATAGTGTGATGGCATTTCTGTATGCAGAGGCGATCACCCTGCGGTTTTCGGTGAAATCCAGGTCAAAACCCACAATCATCCTGGACGCAAAGTCCATGAAAGGTATGAAGATTGGGCGGCAAGGGCGGCCCGTATAGGGGCTGATGACTTCAAAATTGCAGACGCAGCCATCGCTGAACCAAAGATCACCAGGCGCGATTTGCGAGCCATCGATGAGCACGTGCGGGAGGTAGTTTTCCCGGAAGTATTTGGCGCCTTTGCGCATGTAGCTCCAGCGCGGGCCATATTTTACCGCCATTCTATTGATCGCCCGCTCCATCGTCCTGTCAGAAACCTGCGGTTTCCTGCCCTCCATGCGCAGCTTCGTATGCCATAAAGTCAAAGCAGAACTCACCGATGGCTTGGCATCGGAGTGCAGTATCCCCACCAGCCAATTGAGGTCCGCCTGGGGGACCGTGTGCCCCTGTTTTCCGCCCTTCCATTGCGGGATGAGGGCTGTCCAGGCCTTGCTTCCTTTTTTGTAGAGGCTCACCCAACGGCGGAGGGTGCTGGGCGAGAGAGTGCCGAGGGTGGCGAAGATGACGCTGCCAAGCAGGTCCTGGTTGTAGAGTTCGAGGTAATCATCGATTGCTTTTGAGAGAGAGATGGACTCCCTTTTTTGGAGGGAGAGCACGTCTTCACAGAGCTGGGCGCGGCGAAGGGCAACGATGTGCTGTTTGTCTGTGATGGCGTTGTCGGTCCTGTTTAAGGTGACAGCGGTGGGTTCCTGCAGTCCATGCTTCACGGGGGACGGTTCCTGTAGTCCATGCTTCATGGGGGACGGTTCCTGTAGTCCATGCTTCACGAGGGATGGTTCCTGTAGTCCATGCTTCATGGGGGACGGTTCCTGTAGTCCATGCTCGCTGCGCTCGCTGGACTCCAGGGTGGTGAGGTGACTGGATTCCGGGTCAAGCCCGGAATGACGTGGGGTGGTTGCATCGGTTGCATCGGTTGCATTGGTTGCATTGGTTGCATTGGTTGCATTGGTTGCATTGGTTGCATTGGTTGCATCGACAATGATCATCCATTTCCCTTTGGGGATTCCTGGAACTTCTTGATGAACAGCGGGGATTTTTCCAGATCTGATGTCTTTCATTACGGCTTGTCTGCTCTTCCCCACCTTTTGGGCGTATTCCTGGACTGAGAGCATGGAGTCATTCATGGGGTTTTGCTCCTTATTGACAAAAAAAGCTCACGCTCCCAAGCTGGGAAAACTACTAAGAAACGCATAAGGAGCGTGAGAACCATGGATATACCATCACCAGTAATTGGAGTTTACAGCGCAGTACTTCACCAGAAGGTGTGCGCACGGAAAAGCTGCCTAGAGGGTGCATACCCCGATTATCCCACACGTTACAATGCCCTGTCTGAGATAGAGAGGGAGCATTATAACGGTTTTGAGATAGCAGAGATGCAAGCAGTTTACGCCAAATGGAGCGGAAAATCTTCAGCAGAGCCTGAAGACTGGTTTCCCGCTTATGTTCGTTTGTGCCGTATCGAAGAATTGATTGATTTGGGACAAAAAGAAATACCTCTGATTGACAGCAAGAAGCACATGTTTTTGAACGACTTGGAGTTTGTGTGTTTTGCCGATCTAACAAAGCTTCTAACAAAACAAGGGGTTTTGGACCTTCTGGGAATAAAGCTAAAAGTTGTGCCAGGTTCATAGCAGGCTCCCTTTCTTCAGAAGAGGGCGAAGGACATTCCTGTAGTCCATGCTCGCTGCGCTCGCTGGACTCCAGGGTGGCGGGGTGACTGGATTCCGGGTCAGGCCCGGAATGACGTGGAGGGGTGGCGGAGGGATGAGGTTTTCTACTGTCCAGGCGCGCGGAGGACGATTCCTGTAGTCCATGCTCGCCTTGCTCGCTGGACTCCAGGGAAGCAGTTATAAAGACATTCCCTTTATCTTTCTTATACAGCTTCATCCCAACCTCCGTTTATGAGATACTCAGTTAATCTCGCTCTCTGGAGGGGAGCGTCACGCTGTTCCAAGAGGATCTTACGGAGATAATCGTAACTGATCCCCAGGTCTTTGGCCACTCGCAACCTCGAGACTTGGAGCCGGGCGATCTCGGCTCTAAGTTCCGGAGCCTTGAGAACTTTTGTTCTTGACATTTTATCGAACCTCCTAAATATGAAGTCTTGATATGTGGACAAGATATAGGAAATCCTATATTCTGTCAAGCAATAAATATAGGATTTCCTATTTAATCTAATCTACAGGGGTTGCAAATGACTGTTAAAAAGAGACTTGCAGAGCTTATAAAAAAGCTTAATTTGACGCAACAGAGGTTTGCTCAAGAAATAGGCGTCTCTCAGCCAACTATCTCAGATTGGATAAACAAACCCAATGTAAACCCATCCACTGAATCCCTTACCAAAATTTCCAATGCTTTCAACATCAACCTCAACTGGCTTTTAACGGGGGAGGGTTCGATGTATCAACAGCTCTACGAAATCGACTCTTCGATATTGGATGACCTTATCACCCTGCCCATCGTGGCGGAGATCGCCGCTGGAGAACCGGTAGAGGCGTTACTGGATGAACCCCTGGGACATATGAGCATCCCCAAGAAATTGCTCTACTACCCACCGCCTTACTTCGTCTTCAGCGTTAAGGGAAAGAGCATGGAGCCCCATATAATGAACAAAGACATCGTGATCTGTTCGCAGGATTGGCGGGATGTAGACCTGGATGGCAAGATCATGGCATTCCGGACAACAGATGGTATCACGCTGAAAAAGATGGTGATCGATGTAAAGAACAGGATCACCTGGTTGATGCCGATCAACCACGAGTTTACACCCAGACCTTTTGACCAGGATAGCGAAGAAATTGTCATGATCGGCATCTTGGATATAGCTATTAGAGCCTACAACAGGAGTCATTGAGGTTATTATGCCGGATTTCGCAGTTATCATCCTTCTCGTTCTTTTGGTGGTTGGTTACGTGATTATCCGTGCTTCACGCAGTGTTTCCACGGCCACTAAGAAACTTGAGTCACGCAAAGCAAACACGGTATCCGCACGCATGCGTGTGGTTGTGGATGGAAAAGAAGTGCAGTCCGTTGATCTGGGAAAGATAACCCTCAAAGGGAAGGCTTCAGACGATTGGATAGAATTGGATTCCATCAACTTCTCCGGTAGGATTGCCTCAGAAAACTGGAAGGCGAAGATATATCTGCAGATAGGCGACATCTATGCCAAATTCAAGATGGTAGATCAAGCAAAAGCAAACTATCATGCTGCGAAGTTGGAGAATCCGAAAGCGGCTGTAATAAGGCGGTTACAACGGTTGGAGAAGATTTCCCAAACAGGTGTAGAGGAAGGTGGGGGGGCATAAATAGCAGAACTGCCAAGCACGATTTGACATAAAATAAGGGGAGGGCTGACTGGGCTCCAGGAAAAGATACAGGAGCCCGGATGTATATACTCAAGGTATTAAGGCATAGTCAGATCAAGTATGAGACGGATGTTATCCTGGACATGGAGATCGATCCAGTGCGTTACAGCGGTTTGGATTTTCATAACCAGGAGGCGCGGCAGTGCCAGGTTAAGCTTTTGTATGATGTTGATTTGGAGCAGTTATTGGAGGGATCTTCGCGGGATGTGAGGTGTGGGTTCCACAAGCTGGCTTTTGCGGTGCTGAGAGAGGGTAAGCTGCTGTATCTGGGTTTTTTGGCTGAGGACGGTCTGGAGGTTGAGCATCTGAACTTGCAGGCGCGTCTGTTGAAGCTGAATTTGACAGACTGGCTGGGTTTGATCCTGCATCTTGGCGAGGGGGCGAGATATGAGGTGAAGAGCAGGCACATCGAGCCTTTGCGGGAGCTGTGCAGGTTTGGGGGCGTGATCGACACGATCCTTTGGCCGTTCTATGACACGGAAGAGTATAAGGCGGCGGAGGTGCGGGAGCTGGTGGATTCGCTGGGTCCGCTTAATTACCGGCACGCGGATTTGGATTATGAGGCAAACTGGGCTGGTATCCTGGTGAGCAAATACGTTTTGGTGGATGGTGATGGGTATTGGTACAAAGGAGTTTGGGGCAAGCGAGAGCGGAGATTTGGGTTTCAGTATGATGGGGAATGGCGGTTGACGGTGGTGCTTTACGAGTATGTTGAGGGAGACCGTCAGTCGGAGCGTTTTGTGGAGAAGTGGCAGGTTCGGCGGTGGCTGCTCCGGGGGAGTTCGGTGGAGGAGCAGGACATGGAGGAGCAGGTCAATTTCAATTCGGACATATACTTACCCAGGCCTGAGATTGGCGAGCTGCATCAGCATAGCTGGGGTATAGCGAATTATGACATAGAGGGTTATAAGGCTCTTTATGGTGGTTACGCGACGCTTGACGAGGTGGAGGTTGTGGAGGGCGAGCATAAGTCTTTGGATTTGTTGGGTGAGTATCTTCGGGTAATGAACGCGGTACTTGCGCTGGAAGGGTATAGTTTGAGTTTTTTGTGCAGGGTGCGGCCCGAGGGTGAGGTTGCGCGGATATTTGATCCAGCAGGTTTTGAGCTTAATATAGCGGAGAGTGAGCCGGCGGAGATAGAGGCTGTTAGTTTGGCGAGTCAGGCTATAATAGACGGATTGAACAAGGCTTATAAGAAGCTGGCGCAGGGTTATCCGTATGGTTTTACTTTGGTGACGAATTCCCAGGTATTCGCGCATAGTGTGGAGGAGGTCATGGGCAGGATGTGGGAGTTTGGGGGCTACAGGCTGCTGCCGCTGGAGTGTGGGGAGGATCCAGTCACTAAGGAGATCAGGATGACAGGCAGGGCTCAGCGTGCGGGCGGCTCCGTCCAGTTGTGAGTTTGAGCTGCTGAATTGTGGTGTCGATTGACAGGGAATTTGGGAAAAGTGCAGAACTGCACGAAGCAGTTTGACAGGCAGGCGCTTTTGGAATATCTGTGTTTTTGATGCGAGGCAGGAGAAAGCCTGGCAGGCTCCATAGTGGAGCAGAGATAAGAGGAGAGCGAAATGGCTCGATTGACGAAGATAGGTGTTACGTATATCTCGCTGGTGGCGCGTCCTGCGAACAAGCTGGACATCATCTACAAGAGCGAGGACATCAATTACACCGACGAGAAGCAGATAGCAATCACGAAGAGCACCCCGGAAGGGTTGGTTTACGGAACTGTGTATGCTCCCAACGTGAAGGACGCAGATGGAGACTGGGCAGACGCTGCGACGATCAAGAAGGCGGCTCATGATTTTTTGCGCAAGGGTCGCAACGCCAACGTTGACATCCAGCACAGCGAGAAGCCTTCGGGCGCCCATGTGGTTGAGAGCCACGTGACAGAGACGGGAGCGTGGGCTGTGGCGATCCAGATGGACCCTCAGGGTGCCGAGTTCTCTCGGGTGCAGAAAGGTGAACTGAAAGGTCTTTCGATGGGAGCCTGGTGCGAGAAGGTGAACGAGGAGCCCCCCGCATCCGGAGGCATGCAGAGCGACAACCAGGTGGCCGAGGCATTGGTGAAGATGCAGAAGAGCCTGGAGAGTTTGAGCGAGAAGGTGAACGGGATCGAGGCTCAGGTGAAGGCGGTGCCGAAGAGCAGGCAGCTCGTGATCGAGGGCGATGAAGTGCATCACGTTGAGAAGAACGACGCTGGTGGCAAGGGCAAGTTCCGAGAGTTTGTCTTTTCGGATCTGGCATAGAGAAGGAGGGAAGATGCGTTTCAAGATAAATCAGAACAAGGAGAAGATGACGGGGCTGTTGAGTCCTGTGACCACGGACGCTTTTTTGGATCTGGTGATCCAGAACACGCCGATCTTGCAGGAAGTGACGGCCGTGCCGGTCAGCCTGGCAGTTGGCACTTATCCGACAGTGGCGGGCGCGCGTTATAAAACGCGCGGATATGCCGCAACGCAGACAGGCCGTCAGACAGTTGCCCCGCTCACGAACCTGACCCAGAACGACGTGCAGTTCAGCATGACGGAGCTGGTGTTGCCATTGGTTATCCAGGACAGTTACCTGGAGGATCTGGGCAGCAATGAGGATGAGGTCGGTCAGAAAGTCGCGGAGATGATCGCGAAGCTGTTTGCGAAGGATCTTCAGTTTTTGGTGATCAACGGCGACACAGCGGCCACGGGAACAGCGAGCGACAAATTGACGCTGCAGAAGACGCTGAACGGATTGGTGAAGCAGTTGGACAGTGCCAGCATGACGAGTCCGTGGGTCGCTGCGGACAACACGGTGATGAAGAAGCTGAACAAGCTGGTATCGGGCTGTCCAGAGTCGCTTTTGGCTGTCCCGGCCGCCAAGATCTACATGAGCCCGGGAGACTACACGAGCCTGTGGGACGATGTTGTGAACAACAACAAGCTATTGGCTGTGCGCGACGGTCAGATCTGGTATCGGAAGATGCCGGTGGTCGAGATCGAGGAGCATCCGACTGGGAGGCCGATCGTGGGTGACATGAGCAACCTGTTTGTGCCGCTGAAGCGCGAGGTTTACCTGGAGTGGCAGCGTTATCCGGAGGCTCGTGGCGTGAAGGTGGTGTTGAGCTGCCGCGCAGACGTGAAGCTGTATCCGAACGCGAACCTGCGCATTCTGGCAGCGAGCGCAACGACATAGGCCAGATAATGGACATTCTGGGCGCATACGATCAGTTGAAGGCCTGCCTTGAGGCTCAGGGGATCGATGTGCCCATACAAGACAACCTCATCCTCAAACCGAGAACCCTGCCAGCCGTAGTCATCGAGCCCGTGGCGAGTTTGTTGCTGGCTCATGGCTACGGCTCCCGGTTTGCGGGCGAACATCAGTTGTGTGTGTGGGTGATAGTTCCGGTGCTGAGTGGGACCCTGCGCGAGGCTTATGCCGGGCTGATTCCTTATGTGGAGAAAGTGCTGGCTACGCCTCGCTTTTATGCAGTATCGAACTCGGATTCCGAGACGGCGGTGGAGTATGGCGTGGATCTGATCTGGGGCTCTGAGGTGGTGTTCGCGAAGGTTGTGGGTAAAGTAGCATGACGGCGGTAGAGAAGATCAGAGCGATGCAGCGGTTAAGCGCGGACATGCCGGACAGCCGGATTCAGACGGCGTATGACATGGCGACGCCGCAGGTTATCGCAGCGTTGGGGGTGGAGGTCTATAATGCCATGGCAGATGATCCGCGGCGAGACTATGCGGTTTGCTGTATGGCTATCTCGTCGTTGGTGCTGCTTTCGAGAGAGATAGCAGAGGGCTCGAGCGTGGCCACTCAGAAGGGATTTGGGCAGGGTGAGATATATCCGAGTGAGATAGGGCAGATGATCCAGTTGAGCCGTCATTGGTCTAATCTGGCGGAAGAGACGCTCACGCAAATGAAGGCCGAAAATCAGAGCTTTGGGTGGATTGATATTTGAGTTATGAGTCAAGATTTGCGCGGGAAAGGCGCGGAAAATGGAATAAGGAGGATAAAATGAGAGAGAGAAAGCAATTGATGCTGGCCCTGTTTCTGGCGCTGGCGCTGGCGGCGGTGCCGCTTTATGGGGCCTCGGGTTCCGAGACGGGAAACGCGATCCTGATGGCCTTGGCTCCGCTAATCGTGGCTGTGGTGGCTCCGCTGATCGCGAGGCTGTTCCGCAAGCTGGGCCTGGACATCACGGACGGGTTGATCGAGCCGATCTTGATGCGGATCATCGAGATCATCACCAGTGTAGAAAAGGAGGCCGGGCTGGACGGGGCGCAGAAGAAGATGCAGGTGATACAGATCGCCAGGGGCACTTTGGCCGCCGAGGACATCCGGCTGCTGGAGAAGAAGTATGGGAGTCTGGAGACAGCCGTGCAGGCGGCTTTTGAGCGGAGCAGCGTAGCCAGGAAAGATTCCCCCAAGAAACAGGTGAAGTGAATATGACGCTTCCGATCTCGATCGTGGTATTTGGGCTGAGCGTGATAGTGAGCCTGGTGTCATACGTTTGGGCTACCTTGAGCCGCAGGATCGAGAAGATCGAGAAGATGAACGCGAACCCAGTGACGCTGGCGCAAATCAAAGAGGTGATAGACGGCCGGTTCAACGAGTTTCGGATCGAGCTTTATAAATCCGGAGTTTTGAAGCCTGTAACGACAAAGACAAGAAAGAAGCAAGTAGAAGAAGCATAAGGAGAAGAACGTGGGAGTAAAATATTTTGACAAGGTGTATGCCCGCCCCGCGGGTACTCCTTTTACCACGTGCACGAACGCGAGTCTGGCGGGATATACGCTGATCCCTCAGGTTTGCAAGGTGACGGGTAACGTGAGTATCAAGAGCGAGCCGGATGTGACTACGCTGATGGGAGATGGAACGGATAACATAGGGAGCCTGGCCAACAACGTGGAAGTGGAAGTGATCGACTTTGAGAGCTCTTATGGCACGCTTGTGAGCAACTTTGTGAACAAGAGCGTGGACGTTGTGCTGGTTGACAGCAACCTGCCCAACCAGGGATACGCGGTGTTTGGGGTGCAGCTCTTTCCTCATCTGGAGATCGGGACGAACAAAGAGAACACGTTGAAGCTGAGCGGGAAGGGGCGTCACAGTTCGAGTGTGGCGAACCGGCTGGTGTATATCAGCATCACCTGATACAGCGGGTATCGAGGGCGGTTCAGCGACCGCCCTCACATCTACAAGAGAGGTAAAGAATGATGATAGGTTATCGTGTGATACTGTCGGATTACAAGGATATATTCACCAGCCTGGATGTTGGAGAGGGATTTCAGTATATTGACAAGACCACCGACCTGGAAATCAAGGTGGAGCCTGAGAAGACGATTGATCTCGATGACGGCAGCACAGAGGTGGGCGCAGTCAAGACAACGGTATCTTTTACAACGCTCAGGCAGACAGGGCTTGAGGGAGGCCGCTATCTCCACTTGCTGCCGGTCGATTTCGCTTCGGGCACGATGCATACAATCGACTTGAAACGTTGCTCTTTGCGCATGAAGACTTTTGAGAGCAAAACGGGCGAGTTTGAGAAGCAGCAGTTCACTATTGTGAACAGGTTTCCTGTAGAGGTAATGGAAGATGTGCTGAGCGTGACCGACGAAGTGGGTCAGAACAAGGTCGTTTGTCTGTTCCCGGACATTTGTTACAAGGCAACGATCACTCCTTCCGGCGGAGAGGCAGAAGAAATTATTCCGCCGGGTGGCGGGATAGCCTGGGGGCTGGGGCTGCCCTTTATTGGCAATATTCAGTTAGATATCCGCTATTCCGGCGTGCTGACACCTCAATCCTTAATTGGAGCTGGTGGTTTGTATGTGTTTGATGAGAACGGATATATGCGCAAGGTAGGGTAGAGCATGTTCCAGATCTTCAAGAGCTCGCCCGAGCCGGAACGTCTTCCTATGGACACGGGGCGTCCGTTTGACGCGCAGGAGCTGATGTACTGGTATTATCACAGTCCATATCACTCGCCATGTTTGAACGTGAAGACGATCTGCATATTGGGCGACGGGCCGAGTGATCCTGGTGTGGTGGAGGCGCTGAAGCGGTGCGTGCGTAAGGACAGCGTGTTTTCGCTATTGGAGAAGACGATCAAAGACCTGCGGGTGTATGGCAACGCGTTTTGGGAGCGGGTGCAGGTGACGCAGCAGGACCTGGAGATATACCACATGCTGCCTGCGACGATGAGCAAGGACAAGAAAGGGAACTGGGTGCAGAAGATCGGGAAGAAGGAGAAGGTTTTCAGCGAGGAGCAGGTTTGGCATTTCAGGGAGCCTTCTCTGCTACCCTCGGTGTGGGGGATGCCGGACTATTTGCCGCTCATAAACGACAATACGCTGGATCTACTGGCGGCGATGAAGCTGTATAACCGGAATCTTTTTCGGAATAACGCGATACCTGACGGCATTATGTTTATAAAGGGCGGTGATCTCTCTCCGGCGACGCAGAGTGGCTTGCGGAGCTTTTTCCGGCAGAAGTTTGCGGGCGTGGACAACGCGGCGAAGTTCTGTATTGCACCGATACCGGAGGGGGTGGAGATACAACTGGAGCGACTGAACATGATCAGCGACGGTAAATTTCTGGAGCTGCGAGACGCAATGGTGAGCGAGGTGGTGAGCTGTCACGGAGTGCCTCCACGTCTGGCGGGGATCATGGTGCCTGGAAGCCTGGGCGGTGGCGGGGAGGCAAGCGGGGAGCTGGACATCTTCCTGACTACCCGGATCAAGCCGCTGCAAAACGTTTTTGGAGGTCTGCTTGATCAGTTTTTCAAGGAAGTTATGGGGGTGGATACGGATGTGTCTTTTATTCCTTTCACTGTTCCCAGGAACAGCGCGCAAGAGGCGCTGGATTTGTTGAGAGGGTGAGGAGTTTGGCGTCAAGCACAGCATCGACGATAGAAGTCTTTCCTGTAGTCCATGCTCGCTTCGCTCGCTGGACTCCAGGAAATCGCTGGACTCCAGGAAGGAGGATGAGGTGAACCGATACATCGACATCCTGGCCCCATACATCAAGCGGAGCCTGTATCCCTATCAGCTTCGTTTTTTGGGTGATGACGCGAGGTGGCGGATCGTTAACAAGAGCAGGCAGATAGGGTATTCATACACGATAGCGTTGGATGCCCTGGTGGGTGCACTGGTGCGGGAGCGCAATCAGTTGGTGGTCTCGGCATCGATCCTAAACGCCGAGGTGGTGCTGGATTATATCCGTCTGCATTTGGAGAATATGGGGCTGTTGCCTAACGTGGATAAGAATGGGCTGATCGAGCTTCCGAACGGGAAAGAGATCAGGGTGCTCTCAACCAACTGGCGCACAGCGAGAAGTTTCAACGGGGATGTGTATTTTGATGAGTTCGCGTTCGTGATCCGGGATTCCGAAATTTGGCGGGCGGTGGTGCCGTCCATAACCGCCGTGGGCGGGCGGATCACGGTGTTGAGCACACCCAAAAGCCGAATCGATAAGTTTTGGAGTATCTGGGACAATAAGTCGAGTAAATGGTCCAGGCACTGCGTAACGATCCATGACGCGGTAGCGGAAGGCTTCCCTGCGGACGTGAAAGAGCTTCGGGAGCTTTTTGATCCTGAAGAGTTTGCGCAGGCGTATGAGTGTGTGCCGCTCGATACGGAAGAGAGCTACATTCCCTATCCGCTGATAGAGCCTTGTTTATATGATCCGGCCTCCGAGGCATATGCTCAGGTGATCACGCCGAGGGTGGATGAGGCCCCCCGGGACTACGTGTATGGAGTGGATATTGGGCGGACGAGAGATGAGACTGCTGTGGCAGAGACTTTCAGGCATGGTGACATCCTTTGGACGCTCCCGCTGAAGAGCTGGCAAAAGATGCCTTTCAGGGTGCAGAAAGAGCGGCTGAAGGAGCTGCTTAAGCTGCCGACTACGACGCTGATGGCGATAGATAAGGGCGGGATTGGGATGAATCTGCATGAGGATTTGGCGTTTGAGTTTCCCAGTAAGGTGAAGGGTGTGTCCTTTGCGCCGGCGGTGAAGGAGCGGCTGGCGAAGAATCTGCGGATACTATTTGAAGAGAAGCGGATACGGATACCGAATGATCCGAGCTTGATTTCACATATCCTGTCCATCAAGCGGACGGCCAACAAGACGAGCACGCTGTCTTATGGGAGCGATGACAAGGAACATCACGGGGACAAGTTTTGGGCTTTGGCTCTGGCTGCGGACTGGACTTTTAACACTCGTATCATTGATTTTAGTTTTATATAGATGAAAGCGATATTTGGATACGGATCGCCGCGATTCAGGCTGGGCAACTTGAGTGTTCAGTTTGAGGCTCACCATGGAGCGGGTAAGGTGAGATTTGAGCCTGAGTTGCACGAGTATACCACGCTGTCGGGGCGGGCAATCGAGGTATTCGATGGTTGGCGGGCGAAGGTCAATTTTCATCTGTATAACCTGAAAGCACTTGATTATGAGCCTCATCTGAAGCTATTGAACATCATCAATGTATCGAAGCAGACGGGGCAGCCGATAGTGTGCCAGCCGCGCTTTGATCTGCCGATCCGGCTGACGCTGCGGTTGGTGCTGAAGTCGGCGGTAGATTTTGAGGAGATCACGAATTTGAACGCAGGGCAGACGGTCGATCTGGAATTTGTGAGTTATGAGCTCCTGGACACTATTCCCGCGTTTGTGAACGTGCCGGCTTATCTATTAGTGGGAGCGGATTATCTGAGCCTGGGCGGCGGAGACAGGCTGGTGATCCCGGAGAAGGATTATCAAGAGTGGGATGGAACCACAAGCATGGAGTATTAAAGGAGTTAGCGATGGATCAGGTATATCAAATCAGGCATGATCTCAGCATGGAGCAGATCGAGGAGGCGGTGCATGCCTTCAGCATCGGCGTCTGGGGGAAAAAGGCGGTAATCCCTGAAGATTGGGATCATAAGGAGATTTCGGCTTACATCCATAAGTATTGCCGCGAGTGCAAGATCGATCCGGTGCTGGCTTTGGCGCAGGGAGTGGTGGAGTCGCACTTCGGAGTTGCGCCCACAGCGAAGCGCAGCCGGCGGACTAAAAACATATACAACGTGGGGAACGTGGACAGCGGAGCGGATGAGCAGCAGGCATCCTGGGAGAAGGGGATCGAGCGTTATTGCCGCTTGCTGGCAAAGGAGTATAATTGGGTTCCGGGCGGGCCGGTTACGCTGGAGATGATGGTGGAGCATGACTTTACGCGTCCACGTGGGGGGCGGTATGCCACGGCGAAAAACTACACAGACGCTGTGGAGAGAGTGGCGGCAAGGATCATTTACAGACTTAAAAAACTAATGCCCTGGGAGACATAATGGCGGACAAACAACTATTTGAGCTCGACACCTTAAGTTCCCCCGCCGGGGAAGATCATGTGCTGGCTTCGGACACATCAGGCAGCAATGCTCCGAAGAAGCTGTTGCTGTCCGCTCTGCGCGACTTTGTTTTGGGCACAGCGGCGTGTTTCAATGCCATAGGCACTACGTTCAAGCTGACAAACAACATGGATGCCGGGCAGAAAAAGATAACCAATCTCAAGGCAGGGAGTACTACTGGAGATGCGGTTAATTACGGGCAAGTGGAGGGTTTAATCACCACTAATCTGCCAGCATTGGCAGCACCCACACTTACGCAAAACGCTTCATATTTGCTCCTGCGATCGGCGGTGGCTCCAATCAGTTTTCCTCATTATCTGTTTTATTATTACATCGACAATGAATCCGGAACGGAGCTTGTTTTGAACGAGGGGGTGGTGCAGACCAGCGCGGGGGATGAGGCGGTTGAGATCGCTTCGCCGAACAATATGGCCACTATCGTTCGTCATGGGATCATGGTGGGGCAGTATGTGCACGTGGCGGTACGCTATCGCAATCTGAACTCTATTTCTCCCCTGAGCGCTACCTGCTCAAAAATCATCACGACTGAGGGTTTGCCGGATTTGGTCGCCAGTATTAGCGAGACCCCCAAAGAGCCTGCCAACCTTTTTATAGAGGTCTTAGGAAACAGGGTATGTGTCAGGGCCACGCCTGATCCGGATACCTCTCCCGGTTGCAGCTATGCCGCAGAAATAATATTCAATTCCGAGCCTGATTATGTTATCAGCGGAGAGGAACTGAGCCTGGTTCAAATCTGGTCTAATACTCCCAGTTTTACTTACGACCTTCCTCTAATGCAGATGCGAGAAGGATATGTCCATGCGCGGATATGTGTCGTAAGCCTGTCCGGCGGGAGAGCGTATACTGATACGGTTAGCCATGGGGTGGATTATGACCACAACTTTATAAACGAGGACTTTCTCAGCCTGATCGCTGACAGGATGAGCGAAAGGCTGGTGACGGCGGGTGGGGAGATGCTCGCGCCCAAAAATCCAAAGTGATAAGGTGATAAAGATGAGACTATATACAGACGTGACGACTTTGAGCAAGCTGTATCCGCTTTTTAAGGCGGCGGGGATCGAGGGTATGCTGACGGGGGATGTGGCTCAGATCAAGGATTATGGTTATCCTGAGCTGTTCGGTGCGCTACTGAAGACGGGGGCGATAGCTGAGGTTTGCGCGCTGATCACGAGGTCGGAGTTTTATGTGTCTGATGCAGAAGGAACTGAGCCTAAAAAGTGGGAAGACTGTGAGCGAGAAGAGGTGATGGCAGTGATCCTGGCTTTTTTTTTCGTTTTAATCGGATTGCCGGACGAATCCCGGACAGTGATGGCGGCCCTGCAAAACCATCAGAAGCAAACGTCTTCATGAATCTGCGCTATATGCTGTACAGGATCGGTGCGAGGCCGCATCTGACGGAGCTGGACGAGGCCGTTCAGCTTGCGGAATTATATGCAGAAGAGGTCGCTGCGAGATTCTGCCCCTTCCTGGGTGGAGAGGGCTAAATGTCGTCTATAATGGTGCCCGTCTTGCCTACCCTGCCTTTAAAGAACAGCAGCAACAAGAAGACTATCCACAAGATGGGTATTAACACTACAATAATCGCCAATAATGTTATCATTGTTATTACCTCTTATTGAAAGGGTAAGCGAAATGAGGGGAAATGCAAAAGCCTAAATTGATAATAACCCTGGAGCTCACCGGCAAGGAGAAGCTCGATGATGTCATTGAGAAACTCCAGGAAAAATACAAGCTCCACGCCGAAGCGGACTTATCAAACATACAGGTCGGCCTAAAAGAGCATACCAGTGCTTTTAGCCGTTTGAAAACGAGAGCAGTAGAGTTTGGGCTGGTCATGAATGGTGTCACGGCAGCAATTCGGGGCACAATGATGGTCTGGAATAATGTGGTTCAGCCGGTAGTCAATACTGCCGCGGAATTTGAGCAGCTGCAACTCCGTTTGGAATCATTGTATGGAGATACGGATAGAGCCGCTGCTGCCTTTGAGAAGTTCAGGGAAGTAGCCGCGGACACACCCGCCACGCTTAAGGGGGTAGTGGAAGCTGGCGCTACTTTGAAAGCCTTCGGCCTGGAGGCAGAAGAGACCATCACGGCCGCAGCGGACCTGGCTGCCTATATGGGCATGGATGTTGTTGAGGCTGCCAATGCGATGGGGCGCGCTTTTGCGGGTGGCGTTGGTGCTGCAGATATACTCAGAGAGCGGGGTGTTCTCAACCTCATCAAGGATTTTAAGGGCATCGATGACCTGACGAAGCTTACTTTGCCGGAGTTCAGGGAGGCAATGCTTTCCACCTTTACGGATTCGGCCGCTGGTATCGCCGGATCGGCTGACAGGATGAGCGAGAGCTACACCGGCGCGGTGGCGAATATGGAAGACGCTATCGAAAGCCTCCAAGCAGCCATCGGGAGTAAGCTTACGCCTATCATTGGGGCAGCGGCGAATGCTGTTGCCAACCTCGCCAACCGCTTATCCGGGACAAAAACAGGTTTTGAGGCGGTCAAACAGTCGTTGATCGGGCAACGGGTTGAGTTTGAAAAGCTTGTCCTGACTTACAAGGAACTGCACCATACACAAAACAGAAGCAAAGAACAGAACGAGAAGTATCAGCAGACCATCAAGGATCTGATGGAGAAGTATCCAAATTACCTCGGGAACATCGACCTTGAAAAGGGGGCGTGGGAAGACATCGCGGCAGCCCTGAACAACGCACGGATCAAGCTTCAAGATTGGATCAACGCCAAGATCAAGCAGGCCATTGTAGACGACAGGAAGGACGATTACGTAAAGCTCTACAAAAAGCTCAATGAGAAAGAAAACCAGCTAAAAACCCTGCAGGCGGAGTTCGAGGTTGGCACGAAGTATAAAGAGCAGATTCAATTGCTTCCAGTGCCAGGGGAATCTTATCACGAATTCATGAAAAAAGGCCCTACTATGATAAAAACATATTGGGGAAAGCAAGAAGATAAATTAGAGAAAGACATCAAGAAGCTTAAGGCTGAGATCAAAAAGGCGGACAAGGAAATCGAGCAACTGGTTTCCAGGCTGGGTGAAGACACATCTTTGGCACCATCAAACGAA